GATATAAGTTGCCACTCTTGACATGGCAGTTTTTCTATTTGTACCACCTGCACCGTCATCAACAATTAGTAAATCAGCATCAGCTAAGTCAGCACCTATGTCTGTGCCACCATCAATCTCTAAGGCACTGAGAGCTACTTTACCTGCTGTGCTTATAGTGGCGAGTTTAGTATCTGCTATAGCTGCACTAGACTTGATGTCTGCGTTTACAATATTTGTAATAGTGTTATTGTCAGAGTCTATTGACTTGTTTGTTAGTGTAGCAGTAGATGCTGTTGATACTAGGTCAACGTCACCACCTGTGCTTGGTAATGTTAGTGTGTTAGATGCGCTCTCTGAGTGTGGTGCAGCCTGTAGTGTTTGTGCGTGAGCATTGCCTGACTCACAGTAGAAGTTAATCTTAGAACGTGAGCCTGAGTTCTTTAGGTCAATAACACCTGACTCAACACCGACATTACCATCTAGTAAAACCTGACCACTTCCCTTTGGTGTCAGCTTCAAGCTAATATTTGTATCACCACCTGTTGCAGATATTTCAGGTGCATTACCTGTGGCAGAGTTAGTTACTTCAAGCTGATTGACAGCAGAAGATGTAGTGTTAAATATTATCTGCTCGTTACCATTTTCATCTGCAATAAAATGGTCATTGTCTATGAGTATATTGTGGCTGTTAGTATCAAGGTTGCCACCTAACTGTGGAGATGTATCTGCTACAACATCTGTGATACCACCAAGAGCAGAAGATATAGATGCGAGTGTTGTTTTCTTTAGTGACCCTGCATCAGCATCATGTATAAGTATTGTATCGTTTGATGTGTCAAGAGATGTTTCAGCAGTTTGTCCTGTGATAACATTTGCATTTACCATCGCAGTTTCAACAGCACCGTTGGCTATTGTCACTGCACCGTTTGATGCTATGGTTACATCACCTGATACAGCTACAGGGTTAAAGTTACTTCCATCAGCAACCATGATGTGACCACTAGTGTTTGTACCCATAGTAAGGTCATCACCACTGATTGTTAAGTCACCTGCTATTACAGCATCTGCACCACTGAATGTTAAAGCTGTGGTTGAACCTGATTTAATTATCAAGTTGCCAGAGCTATTTGTAAAAGCTGCGTACTGTGTGCCATCATCTTTTAACACTACATCTGCATCACCTGCATCTAATGTAATATCTGCTGCAGCATCAACAGTAAGATTGTTTGCAGAGATAGTCATATCTGTACCATCTCCTTCAATCTTTTCGCTGTCACCACCAAATACTATACCAACATTGTTTGGTACGTGTATGTCAGAGGTAGCTGTAAGGTTTATCTTTGCACCTGATGTTATTGTTAGGTCTGTGTTGTCCCCTTCAATCTTCTCACCACTACCAAATGTTATACCAACATCTGCAGGTATTACAACGTCAGCAGTTGCTGTGAGGTTTATATTGTTGCCTGTTATAGTTAGGTCAGTACCATCGCCCTCTATCTTCTCACCATCATCACCAAAGGTTAGACCAATGTTGGCAGGAATATTTATATCACCGTTTGAGCCTACACTAAAATTTATATCTGTGCCGTCAGACTCTATTTTCTCAGCACCTGATCCATCAAGGATAAGACCAACATTTGCAGGTATGATAACATCAGCCGTACCTGTAAGATTGATATTGTTACCAGTGATTGTTAAGTCAGTGCCGTCACCTTCTATCTTCTCTCCGTCATCACCAAAAGTCAAACCTATGTCAGCAGGTATGTTGATATCCCCACCTGAACCAACAGTGATACTAAGGTCTGTTCCATCTGATTCTATCTTCTCTGCTGTAGCAAAAGTTATGCCAACACCTGATGGTATGTTAACATCTGCTGTAGCAGTAAGATTAATATTGTTTCCTGTGATGGTTAAATCTGTTCCGTCACCCTCAATCTTTTCTCCATCGTCACCAAATGTTAATCCGACATTTGCAGGTATGTTGATGTCTGCACCTGCAACAATATTTAGGTCAGTGCCATCACCGTGTAGATATTCGCCACCTTCATCATTGAAGTATAATCTTTTCGTGCCATCAATTACAACATCATCACTAAATTTAAAGTGGTCTTCATCTTCCATCCATGAAAACACACCATCATTTGTTTCACCATCAAAGGTTATGACAACATCTGTTCCTGCTGTTCCTGCACCAAAGGTAAGTGTATTACCTAATAGTTTTGTAATAGGACCACCTTCAGCAGTTGTCCCATCGTGTGTGTGTCCTGTTGAGGCGGCAAAGGCTGCTAATAACTGATTAAACTCGTCATTAGTGTGGGCAGCCGTGATAACATCACCGTCACTGTATGTAGACTGTCGTGTATACGTTGCTCCCATTTATCTTCTAGCTCCTGTTTGATATTCCATCTGAAATCCCCTAAGTGCGTAAGGGGCTGTCGTTCCGTTGTCGTCAACTCTTAGTGCTACGGTAAATCCTGATCCCTCTACTGACTGTCGTAACAAAGGCTCTGACTGTCCACCATATGTTGCTGTTCCGTAAACTCCTGTGCCATAGACAGCCACAATGTCACTAGCTGTTAGTGAGTAGGCTGCAGGTCTTGGTGCGTTAGGGTCTTCGTAGTCGTACCGTAAAAACATATCAGCACTAATTGATGCTTCTGGTTTGTAGCTCACAAGAACACGGTGCATATGTTTTCGCACTCCGGGATCTCCAAAACTCAAGTCTGGGCTTCTATACTTTCCCCCTACGGCTGATCCATCAAAGTCACTGCCTGTTTCTTGTCGATATACATAACCACCATCTCCACCGTGTATTACTATTGTTTCTGTTGCTGTTGTAACGGTATCTGTTGATGTAGGTCGTATGCCCTTTAGTTTAGCAAACTCAAAAGACTGTCCTCTTAGTGAAGTTGTTATACCCTCTGTAACAGCCTGTAAAACTCCTGACTTTGTAAAGAACACTCTATACTGTGTTTTGTTTGGTATGACTAATGATCTAAAGCCACTAGCGTTTGCAATGTTATCGTTAAACACAGACTGCACAGGACTACTTATAGTGCCAAGTTCAACGTCACCAATTCTTGCTGTACCTGCAACGGTTCTTAGTCCATCAGGTGCTAGGAATATTAAGTCACCTGCAAATTCCTGTATCGTCTGTCCGTTTACACACCCAATGTTTCTAGTAACAGGCGTAACAGCAAAGTTACTTGACGATGTTCCTGACAGTTTAAATATTCTGTCTTGACAAAATACGAACAAATCTTCACGGAAAACTTTAAGACCTGTTATTGTATCGTCTACTTTAAAGCTACCTGCACCACTACCTGTAGCAAAATTATCTTCATCAAACGGTACGCTAAACACAACCTCTTGTTTATTGCTAGACATACCTGCGTAGAACATGTGATCTTTAAACACTGCTACAAACTTTGCACCTGTAACAGCCGTACTAACTTCTCCACCACCTGCTGATGTAACATCTGTTGCTGCAAACGATGTATTAAACACTGTTGGTGCGTTGTTTCCGTCTGCTACTATTAGCTTGTCGTTACCATCAAAGTTAAAGCGTTCAAAAGTATACACACCTGCACTTGTTCTACCACTATCTCGTTCTGTCCAAGACCCACTTCCTGCTGAAGCTGTAAATATTTTTTCTCCTCTTGCTGCAACTATTGTGCCGTTAAATATGCAGGATAATAAAACTTCTTCTGTTGAGGCACTTGTTTGAGGCACTACATTTGTATTATACTTAGCAAACCCATTTATGCGTCTGTATCCACCATTAATATCTGGCTCAAAGTTTACAAGCTCTATTGCCTCTCCGGGTTGCATGGCAAATGTAGATTTATTTAAAACTAATCCACCCTGTAGCGGAAAGACTGCAGGGCTTGTTTGCGAAAGATCAGGCATTAATTCAACGCTCCTGAGCTAAAGTATCCAGAGGGTTGTTGTATCATTGTGGAACGCACATACTCGTATTTATTTACTAGCAAGCTTTGCATATTTTTTATGCCTTGCTCAAATCGTGCAAAATTAAGTTGATACTGTGTTGTCTCTCCTCTATATTGATACACAAAAGCTGTAGCTCCGTCTATTATTACAGGATCAAATCGTGCAGGTATAGTAGTTGTACTGTCTTGTGCAGAAAGATCTGTAGGGAAAGCAAAGTAGTCATACTTTAATGTGTAGGCTCTATTAGGAAACGGAAATAATAAAAAGTTATTATCTAATGTCCTAACTATAAATCTAGGAACAGCACCGTTATCAAACTGTGCAACAGATGTACCGTTAGCATGCGTTGCTGCCGTTGTTCCGTTAGCACCTCTTGTACATCCTGTTAATGTATTAGTGCTAATACCTGTGTATGTTATTTCTTCGTTTTCTATAAAAATAGTTCCAGTGCTGTCAAAGCCAGTGGAACTTGTAAGGTCTATTTCTGTTTCACTAGCATCTAATTCTTCTGCTAATGTTGTTGTTACTATCTCATCTTCTTGTGTTACGTTTTCTCTATTGATATAGTCGTTATACTGGAGTATTGTTAAGTTTGCACCTGACGCTCCTATTGTACTATTCTTAACTATTCTAGCCGTATTATAGTCTACATGCTTTGCGTCATCAGGTATACTATATCTAACTATTCCCGGAGATAGTGTTTGTGATTTTGTTGTGTGATTAAAGGGGTACTGAAACTCCCTTTGATTAATGTATCGTATTGATTCATTGACAGCGTTTTGTGCCTGAACCTGTATACCTCTCGCATTAGAGAAGTTAGAAGAGGTGAGTTGCACTTCGTTTAATCTTGCTAATACACTATTTGTTAATGATAAAAAAGTTGCCATTCACCTTGTCCTAATAATGTAAGGGGCAAGTTGCCCTGCCCCAAACATGTATAGTGTTACGCTAATAAGTCTCTATCGACTTCAGTAGCTCTGTCTACTGCACCGTGGTCATTGCAGTCAATGACAGTTGCGTAGACTCGTAACCTACCTGTAGCAGGAGCAGCACCTGCAATCGTACAATCAATAGTATCAGCAGTGCTGATGAATTGAGTGTATGTTGAGGCTGCGTTGCCTACCACTGTGTTGGTTTGTCCATTAGAACCTGCAGCACAGAACCCTGCAGATGTGATGTCAGCACCATCAATGATGTCGTCACCACCTCCAAAGTCCATGTCCAAAGTACAGCTTGAAGTGAAAGCTGCCATAACTTCAGCACCTGCGTTTAGAACTAATGTACCTGCAGGTATTTCAAGCATTTGAAAGA